TGATGATACTCAGTCATATGAAGGGTGATGTTAAACCTACTACAGTACTAACATTAGGTATTATGGCTGGAATAATGGCTGCTCTATATGCTCTTATAAAAACCGCATCACTTATACGCAGCCCTGATCCTTCTATAGAAGCTATGGTTGGATTATCGACATTATTAATCGCTATGGCTGGTGCTATGATGATACTCAGTCATATGAAGGGTGATGTTAAACCTACTACAGTACTAACATTAGGTATTATGGCTGGAATAATGGCAGGTTTATACGCACTGTTACGAGTATCTTCTAAGATAAAAGGCTCGGATATTCAAATAGAGACAGCAGTGGCTCTTGGTGTAATGCTTACAGCATTGTGTGCAGCTGTATTGATATTAGCAAAATTCCCCAAAGGTGGTTTCTTAACTGCGTTATCAGCAATAGGAATACTTACAATATTAATAGGGGCGTTAGCGCTTTTAGTAGGAGGATTGGGTGAACTAGGAAAAACACTTTTCGGTAATGACTTAGAAGCTACCTTAGACGCTGGTGTATTGATATTTGAAAAAATTGGTGAGGCCGTTGGCGGACTTGTAGCCGGGGGCTTTAAAGCAATTGCAGATGTTGTTATCGAAACTCTTTATAGCCTTGCTGGTTGCTTAGAAAATTTCATAGCGGCATTAAATACTATAAACCCCGAATCTATGGAAGGGTTTAAGACGATTGCTGAGTCAATCCTCATATTAACTGCTGCTGATGTACTGGACGGTCTTGATCTTTTCGGAACTGCAAAGTTTGCTCAGTTCGGAGAGAAGCTCATGGCGCTCGCTGGTCCTATAGTAACCTTCTCGAATACTGTAAGCAGCAATACTAGTAAAGAAGCTTTAGAGTCTGCTAAAATGGCCGCCGATGTAATAGCGGTGTTATCGACATCTATACCTATTACCGGTGGATGGGTCGATAGCATTTTAGGAACCAAAGATCTTGATAAATTCGGTGAACAGATTGAATCATTTGGAACGGCTATTGTTAATTTCTCCAACAAGGTTGCTGGTAACATAGATAAAAATGCAATAGATGCTGCTAAATCAGCTGGCGAGATCATGATAGCATTACAGAAAAAAATACCTGAAACTGGTGGCCTTATCGATACAATATGCGGATACAGTGATCTTACTACTTTCGGAACCAACATTGAGAATTTCGGATCTGCTATAGTTCGATTCTCCAACAAGGTTGCTGGTAACACAAAGGCTGGCAAACTAGACAAGGCAGCAGTTGAGAATGCTAAAGCAGCTGGCGAGATCATGGTAGAGTTGCAGAAATCAGTACCTAACACTGGTGGTTTTATTGGCTGGCTTAATGGTCAACAAGGGCTTGATGACTTTGGTAGAAACATCGAGAAGTATGGCGAGGGTATCACGGCATTTGCAACATCGGTATCTGAAACCCCAATTGATACAGCACAAATTCAAACAGCAGCAGATGCCGGTAGCATAATGGTTGACTTACTCAATAAGCTTCCTGACAGGAAGACATACTCATTAGCTGGTCTTAAAGAAGGTATTACAAATGCTGGCGGATTGCTCTTGCAGTTCAATAATCAGATGAACAATCTCGATGTTGACAGAACTAAGAAAGCTGCCGATTCTATCAAGTCATTAGCATCAGTAGTGCTGAATCTCAACAATATGGATACCAGTAAAACTAATGTTTCCCTTATCGAAGAGATCATCGGTTCCACTGTGAAGACACTAATAAGCTCTGCTGATGAGATAAACAGGGCTATAAACGAGGGTATGGAGATCAAACCTGTTGTGAAACCCGTCTTAGACTTGTCAAATGTTAGACAGGGTGCTTCTTTGATACCGTCAATGCTCAATACTCAGCCAGCACTTGGAACCTTGTCGAATGTCGGCTACATAAGTGCTAACATGAACCGAAACAGTCAAAATGGAAATAGTGATGTTGTTGCAGCGATAGATAAACTTAGAGAAAGTCTGGGCGATATTGGAAATGACACGTATAACATTAACGGTATAACTTACAACGATGATAGCGCTATAGCAGATGCTATCAAAACAATCATAAGAGCTATTAACATTGAAAGGAGGTCTTGATCATGTATGACGCTACGTATACAACTGTTGAAGGCGATACGATAGATAAAATTATGTCCGATAAAGGATTATCATATAGACAAATAACGCTGTTCAATGAAGGTACTAAGCAAAGTGATGGTACGGTATTGTATTGGCAAACCAGTCCACCAGGGCGGAACGAAGAATTGAAAGCTGGACTAGTTTTAAAATTGTATGGAAATGGTGTATCACTCAACACTGATACGATGACCAGTGATCACCGAGTTACAATGTTGATGTTTGATAGACTTCAAGGTAGTGACAGAACTATAGTAGCATCTTGGATTTACAATGAGGATGTTGAATTCGTCGAGACAGTTTTAGATCACTATACAATAGAATGGGATTACTATGTGACTGGTGCTACCCAAGGTGACTCTACATGGCTTAAAGGGGATCGAAGTGATGTTACTGAAACCACTTCAACATACAACGCACCGTCTACTGCTTCGATGGTGCGATTTAGAGCAAAGCCAGTATCTAAACAGAAGGGTATAACCGGAAATAGCACTGCGGACTCTCTCATTAATAACTCAACAATCGGCCAGTTAGCAAATTCAGCAGGTATTATTAATAGTCAATATTACTTCACAGCTGACTTTATAGACTATTATACATTCGTATTTGATGAGGACAAGCCATCAGCCCCCACTGGTTTGAATGTTAAATTGCAAGATTATAAATTAACAGCCAGTCTGAGTGGAATAGATTCAAATATCGCAAATGTTCAATTCAGATATACAGTAGATAATAATAAAAATAATATTGCAGATTCTACATGGGTAGAAGTCAACAGCGCGTATGCAGCATACACATGGACCGTTATACCCGGTCACTTATACAAAGTACAAGCCCGGTTAGAAAATAATAGTAACCGTTATAAAAGTGAATGGTCTGATTATTCAGATAACTATAGTTCAGGTCCGTCTGCTTCTGCCGGAATAACTAGTATACAGGCTATATCAGACACTTCTGTTGAGTTGGAGTGGGCCCCTGCAACAAATGCTGAAACATATGAAGTTCAGTATACAGATAATGTTGTTTACTTTGATGCGTCCACAGAGGTCCACTCGATTTCGGTAAAAACACCTCATCAGATAGTATCTGGTTTGACATCAGGAAAAGAATGGTTCTTTAGGGTTAGAGCAGTTTCCGACGGTACAAATTCAACATGGACTTTTACAAAATCTGTAAAAGTTGGAACTGTTCCTATTGCACCTACAACCTGGTCCTCTACGGTTACTGCGCAAGTCGGAGAAGATGTAACTTTATATTGGGTTCACAACTCTGAAGATGGATCTACCGAAACAACAGCCAATTTGAGTATAACTATAGGAGAAAGCACAACCACAAAAACCGTTACAAATACCAATGGTGATGCTACAAGCTTCTATACAGTAAGCACCAGTGGATATACCGAAGGAACAACCATAACTTGGAAAGTTCAAACTAAAGGTATACTTGCTGATTATGGTCCATGGTCTGCTGAACGAACTATAACGGTATATGCTCCTCCTACCGTATCTTTAGCATTAAAAGATAGCTCGGATACTCAAATTTCTACTATAACTTCATATCCGTTGAAGATAACAGGAGAGGCAGGACCAAATACTCAGACTCCGATTGGTTATCATTTGTCCATAGTATCTACAGATGCATATCTCACAACAGATGATATGGGTAACTACAAGATGATAAATGCTGGCGACGAAGTATTCTCCAAGTACTATAACTCAAATAGCAGCTTCTTTAGCGAATCTTTGTCAGCTAATAATGTAAATCTCGATAATGGACATAGTTATACTGTAATTTTAACTGTTGCTATGAATTCGGGTCTTACTGGAACTTCAGAAGCAACTTTTAATACGTCCTGGTCCGAAACACTGTTTACACCAAATGCTGAAGTGGCAGTAGATAGATTAAATATGAGTGCTTACATAAAACCGTATTGCAAGGATGATACAAATACTCTTCTTCCAAATTATAAGCTTAGTGTATATCGTAGAGAGTATGATGGAACATTTACCGAGATTATCACAGGTTTAAATAACACAGATGAATCATTTGTAACAGATCCACATCCATCATTGGATTATGCTCGCTATAGAATCGTGGCTATGAACGAGAAAACCGGAACAGTCACATTTTACGATGCTCCAGGTGTATATTTTGGTATTACAAGTGTTATTATGCAATGGGATGAGCAATGGAGAGACTTTGATCTAAATGCTGAAAGTATACCAGCTGAGCCCACCCATACAGGCTCAATGCTATTTTTGAATTACAATATCGATGTGGCAGACGACTACGAAACAGATTCGAGCTTGGTAAAATACATCGGACGAGATTATCCTGTTAGTTATTATGGTACACAAAAAGGCATGACATCGACTTGGGATGTTGAGATACCTAAAACAGACAAAGACACTTTATACGCTATTCGTAGACTGGCTATCTGGATGGGTGATGTTTATGTTCGAGAACCATCAGGAACTGGCTACTGGGCTAGAGTATCAGTATCTTACAACACAAGACATCGTGAATTGACAATACCTGTATCTTTCAGAATTACAAGAGTAGAAGGAGGAAAATAATATGATAGATTGGCTATCTTCTATGCAACAAACTTATGAATATTATATAGTCGATCCTATCACTTGGACCGATGTGGCTAAGATAGACAATGTTAAATCTTGCTCTATAACCAGAGATTCCGAAGTGGAAACCATGGGATCAGCGATTATAGATGTCGAGAGCATATCCAAAGAATGCTACATAAGAACTTACCTTATCGCAATTCAAAATGGAATAACTTACAAGATAGCATTAGGTACACATTTGGTTCAAACCCCTTCTACTACGTTCAATGGTATGTGCGAAAGCAACTCTTTGGACGCATACACGCCATTAATAGAGCTCAAAGAGAATCCACCTCCGATAGGTTATAGTCTTCTCAAAGGCACAAACATCTTAGATGCCTCTTACAAGTTAATAAGAGAAAATCTCAGAGCACCTGTTGTAAAGCCAACGAGTTCGTCTACATTGCAAAGCGATTTTATTGCTAATACCGATGACACTTGGATGACCTTTACTAAAGAATTAGTAGCTTGCGCTAACTATAATTTAGGGCTGGATGAATTAGGCCGTATTCTGTTCTTACCAAATCAGGATACGGCTTCTTTGCAGCCGGTTTGGACATATACCGATGATAACTGTTCTATTCTTTATCCTGACATAACGATTAATAGGGATATGTATAGCATTCCGAATGTCGTAGAGGTTGTATATTCGAATGGCGAAGGATATATGTATTCGAAGAAAGCGATAAACGATGACCCGAATAGCCCTACATCAACGGTTAGCCGAGGTAGAAAAATTACATACAGAGAAACGAATCCTAGCTTTTATGGTAAGGCTACACAAGCTCAGCTTGATGAGTATGCTGTTCAGCTATTGAGAGACTTATCTGCGATTGAGTATAAGATCTCTTATACGCATGGCTATTGTCCAGTAAGAATCGGTGATTGCGTTATGTTTAATTGCAAACGAGCCAACCTTAATGGTATTAAGGCAAAAGTAATAAGCCAAACCATAAAATGCGAGCCTGGTTGCCCTGTTAGTGAAAAAGCAGTGTTTACTACCAATTTATGGAGGTGATTATATGGCTTTAGATAACTTCATAGTATCAGACTTTGTAAAAGCTACAACAGAAAAGAAGAAAAAGAATGAAACTACAGTATTCGGAACTGTGAATAGCTATACCGATAGTGATGGTAGAAAATACGTCAAAATGGATGGTGCAGAAGAGCTAACGCCTGTTATGACCACAGCTGAATTGAAAGAAGGAGATCGTGTAGCGATTCTCGTAAAAGATCATTCAGCAGTTATCATGGGTAATATTACCTCGCAATCAGCCAGTACGAATACTGTTGAGAAAGTAAAAGAGACGGCTACAACTGCTAAGTCTACCGCAGATACTGCACATACAACGGCTACGGATACCATGCAAAAAGTCGATGATCTCGAAGAAAGAGCTAATAATGGTGAGTTCAAGGGATCTGATGGACGAGGTATTGTTAACATAACTGAATATTATTTGGTAAGCCCATCGTCAAGTGGCATTACTACTTCTACTTCAGGTTGGAGTACTGATATTCAAGGTATGACATCCTATAAGAAATATTTGTGGAATTATAGGAAAACTACATACACAACTGGAGATCCCACAATTACAACCCCATGCATTATCGGTACTTACGGTGAAAAAGGTGATCCCGGAGCCCAGGGCGAAACTGGAGCTACTGGTAGAAGTGTTAAGGAAATAGTCGATCAGTATGCTAAGTCATCATCCTCTTCTATTGCCCCTGTTAATAGCGATTTTAGTGAACAAATACCGGAATGGTCAAGTGGTGAGTATATTTGGAGAAGGCAAAAGATAACCTGGCTGTTATCAGATGGCACTACGGACACTTCATATACCAATCCAATTGCGGATATGGCTTTCAGCACGTTGTTTACGCAAGATATTTACATGACTGGTACGTTTACTACGACTAGACAGTTATATTTGATGCCAACAGTAACGGAATACAATAAAGTTAAAGGGTATACCGAAACTGGTGGGTCTAAGACATTCATTTCAGATGAAGAGTTCTATAAATTTGATGTAGATCATAACGGTTCTATAAATGAATTTGAGTTGGCATGGTTTCATGATGCTGTATTTTCTCGCGGTACTATAACTATTGAAAAAGTTGAAGGATTTGTCAACAATTCTATGGAAGAACTTGTAAAAGGCTTTCCTGATTATGATGCTTCAACTAAACCGTATACAAGTGAGGTAACATTTACAATATCGTTGCAAAAGCCTGACAGTATTATTCAAATTGTTGGAACAAACCTGTGGGGTAGCAAAATAGATTGTCGCTTCGGAGCAAATAATTTGTTTGTAAGTGCTAACGGAAGCCTTGATAAAGTGCAGCTTGAAGTGTTGCTATCTGATTCAGATATTATAAAAGGACTTCAAACATCAGTCGGAAGTATAAAAATAGATGACGTATTATCAAGCACGTCAACAAACCCTGTTCAAAATAAAGTAGTAAAAGAAGCTCTTGATACAAAGCTTGATAAAAAGTTGATTATAAATTATACCGAAGATGATATACAAGTATTATGGGACGAAGTTTTTAGCAGTTAAAGAGGTAAAAATATGAGCAAATTTAAATTTTATTTACTATCTTTTACATGGGGCTTACCGATGACATTAATCGGGTGCATAATATCGCTTGTGTTGCTTATCGCAGGATACAAACCTAAAAAGTGGGGCTATTGCTATTACTTTGAAGTGGGTGAATGCTGGGGCGGTTCGGAGTTCGGAGCATTCTTTCTGTGCGATAAAATGGGTAGCGAGTATATTAAAAACCATGAATTTGGGCACGGATTACAAAACTGCTATTGGGGTTTTTTGATGCCATTTGTGGTATGTATCCCCTCAGCATATCGGTATTGGCTTACGGGATTTAAATACAGCAAGATGAAATATTTTGCTTGGGGAGTTTATTCGGTGGCGATTTTATTGAGCGCTGTTTTGACTTTAATTGTGTATCTCACGCATATCTATTGGCTGTTGGCACTTGCGATATTTGCATTTTTGTATTTTACGATTATACATATATGGGGTATGGCTGTCGAGATTCCGAAGCGCAAAGGCGATGTTTATGTAGATTATGATTCTGTTTGGTTTGAGGGACAGGCTTCAAAATGGGGAACCGAATTTATTAAAGAATTAAGAGAACGAGGTGATATTTTATGAAAATAATAGGCGATGAAGCGCTGAATAAGTTGCTTAACTTAATAAAGACAAAATTTGAGGCTCTTTCTGCTATTGGTACTAAAGATAAAGCAGGACTTGCTAAACTGTACGACGGTGTTGGGGATAATACTGATGGTGCAATGACACAAGAGGCTATTAGTGCTGCGTTGAATGGAAAGGCAGGAGCTGCTCATACTCATGATGCCGCTACCAGTTCTAAAGCCGGTTTTCTGTCGAAAGATGATAAAACAAAATTAGACGGCATAGCTACTGGTGCTACTAAAGTTGCATTGGCAAATATGGCTGGAAGTGGAAATAAAGTCGGAGATATATCGATTAATGGAACTACAACAACTATGTACTCTCCGGTGCAATCATCGGTATCAGGTAATGCCGGAACCGCAACCAAATGGAAAACAGCAAGAAATATTAACGGCATGTCTGTTCAAGGCGACGCTGATCGAGTAAACTATGGTGTTTGCTCAACAGCTGCTACTACTGCCGCAAAAACGGTTGATTGTGCAGGATTCACACTTATTACAGGTGCAGAAATAACTGTTAAGTTTACTAATACAAATAGTGCTGCACAGCCTACGCTTAACGTAAATAATCAGGGTGCTAAGGCTATATATTATCGCGGAGACATTATACCACCAAGTTATTTAGCCGAAAAAAGAGTTTATACATTTAGATACGACGGTACAAATTTCGAGTTAGTAGGCGATATTAATACCGATACCAATACCGATACTAAAGTTACTAATGAATTAGAAACTACAACTAAAGCGTATGTTACAGGTACAACTTCTTCTACAGCTACCCATACCGGAACTCAAATCTTTGATACCGGTGTTTATCTTGACACTACCGAAGGACGATTAACTGCAACAAGCTTTAAAGGGGCATTAGTAGGTAACGCAGATACAGCAACACAAGCCACGAAAGACGGTGCCGGAAATGTTATTACGAGCACTTATGTTAAAAATGGTGATGTAACCTACTATACCGAATCTGACATAGAGGCAGCATGGAACGCCGCCTTTGGTATTACTTCATGAGGTGATGCATAATGAAACTTTTTGGAGATGATGCAATTGCAACTTTGCTTAATAAAATAAAAGCGAAGTTTAATAGCCTTTCTACAGTAGCAACAACCGGCTCGTACAATGATTTGAGTGACAAGCCTACTATTCCAAGCGTTGGAAATGGCAGAATTACTGTAACGCAGGGAGGAACAACAAAAGGCACGTTTACTGTAAATCAAACTGGAGCTACAACTATTGAGCTGACAGATAATGATACCCACTACGCAAGTGGTACAGTTGTTACAAATGATGCTACTAAAACAGGCAACTATGCTGCTGCTTTAACTAATGGCAATGTGTACTTGAATCATGTTGAAAATGGAGCAGTAAAAAACAGTCATCAAATAACTGGAGCAGGTGCTACAACAGTTACCTCTGATGCAAGCGGTAATATTATTATTACGTCTACTGATAATAATACCACTTACGGTGTTGCTACCACATCTGCTGATGGACTTATGTCCTCAACTGATAAGAGCAAGTTAGATAATGTTGACTTAAATGCTACTTCAATCCCATTTATTGCGGGCACTCAAACCGCAGCAACAGGTTCTTGGGCTGGTACGACATCGGAAATATCAGAATTAAAGGACGGTCAAACTATTCGTTATTGGTTGCCTTATAACGGTAGTGGTAATGCTACTCTTAATCTGACCTTAAGTGACGGAACTACAACAGGAGCTATTAATTGTTACAGAACAGGCACTTCACGAATATCTACTCATTATTCAGCAGGCAACGTTATCGTATTAACATACAGATCGAATGTATCTATAGCAGGAAGTTCTACAACATATACAGGTTGGTGGGCAGAGGCAGATTATTATAGTACAAGCGCAACACAGGTACAGTTCTCATCTAATATAAGATGTGGAACTACTGCTATTGTTAGCGGCAATATAATAGTTGGTAAAGACGGTTTATATTCTCACCTAAAATTGGGAAATGCTTTTGATATAACATATCCTATTTTATTGGCAGGTTCTGCTATTTCCGCATCCGTCACAGGTAGTAATAACTATACCGATATTAATTTTAATATAAATACAACTCAATCAATGACTTTAACGGCTTGTAAGCCTGTATTCATCAAAGGTAATTTAAGTGGAACAACGTTTACTCCAATCAGTACGACACCATTAACTCAAGATATTCCAACAAGTGCAGATGCATATGAGTACATATTATTAGGTGTTGCTTATAGTAGTTCAAGTATGAGATTGATTTATAATCATCCTATATTTGCTTATAGAGGTGGCGCGTTCGGTCAGATCACTGGAAAAGAAATTACTGATTTAAGTGCAAGTGGAAAAACAATCACTTACACGAGAGGTGACGGCAGTACTGGGACAATAACCACGCAGGATACTGATACCACTTATTCCGCAGGTACAGGCTTATCTTTGTCAGGAACTACGTTTAATCATAGCAATTCTGTTACTGCTGGAACCGCTCAAGGTGATACAAGTAAAACGCTAACCTTTGGTGGCACATTTAAAATTCCAACGGTAACATACGATGCTCAAGGTCATGTTACAGGTAAGGGTACTACGACAATGACTATGCCTGCAAATCCAAACACTGATACAAAAGTAACACAAACCCTTACGAATTCAAGTGCAAGTTATCCGTTGCTATTGGCACCAGCAGCTCAAACTACTACAACAACCACAACGGCTTGTTTTGCAAGTGGTGTTACGCTGCAGCCGAATACAAAAACCATAGCAGCAAATATAAGTGGTAATGCAGGAACCGCTTCAAAATGGGCTACTGCGAGAAATATAAATGGTATGCTGGTTCAGGGTGACGCAAACCGAGTAAACTATGGTACGTGCTCAACAGCTGCCGCTACTGCTGCAAAAGTAGTTGACTGTACAGGTTTTGAATTGGTCACAGGTGCAGAAATAACTGTTAAGTTTACCGTTACAAACACTGCTACACAACCTACGCTTAATGTAAATGGTACAGGTGCTCAGACTATTTATTATCGCGGAAACTATATATCACCAAGTTATTTAGCCGCTAACAGAACTTATACGTTCAGATATAGTGGTACCGGTTACGATTTGGTGGGCGATCTTGACACAGACACGAACAGTGATACTAAGGTATCTCAAACTTTGGTATCAGATAATGCCTCTTATCCGTTACTGTTAGCTCCAAGTGGACAAACAGCCACAACAACTACAACTGCCCGCTTTGACAGTGGTGTTACATTAAATCCGTCAACTAACACTATAGCGGCTAATGTAAGTGGTAGTGCAGCTAAGGTGGCAAACGCTTTAACAGTCCAAGCAAATGGCACTTCATTATATACTTATGACGGCTCAGCAGCTAAGACTATTAATATTAAGGCAGGGTCGAATATAACTATAACTTCAGATAATTCGGGAAACATCATTATTAATTCGAGTAGTGACTCTTCGGGTGATGCGGGAGTTATAGTGTATCAAGCGGAGAGTGGCGGATTATACTGTGACGGCAGTACGGCAAAACACCTACGTGTTAATGCGTGTGAAATTCAAGACAACAATCCGAATGGATATTACAAACGATTCCGATTCTACTGTCAAGGATATTACGGGCTTGTATGCGTGGATATGCCACTTGATAGGGAGCACCCTGCTTACGGGGCAACTAACGGCACAAGATACGGTGGTGTCATTTTCCCTACAGCTGAAAACGGCAATATTAACAGTACAGGCATCGGTCCATCGAATCATATGTACTATGAGCTTAAGTGGAAAGTCACGAAAGATTCAGGTTATTGGACTGTACAAGTTATAGATTCGGGTTGGCTCGGACTTAATGCGGGCAAAACAACTAATGATGACTATACGGGCAATGCCTCAACATCGAATGCAGGAACGGGATATGTTTCATGGAATCAAAGGCATAATAATTCATATTGCATATACAAGATAGTTGCGTATACGATTTAAATCAAATTTTTATTGCCCCCTAACAGAAACATGATCGCGCTGTTGACGCATCAAGACGAATGAGACAGATGGAAAAAGCTTTCATTAATAAATGGGGTAACACCACAACTTCTGAAATAAATAAGGAAGATAAACAAAAAGCAAAGAAATATCTGGAAAAGTATGTCTTTAGTATGCCAGAAAATCGATCTAAGTACTCTGAAGGTGCAAAGGGTAGATTTCCATATATGATGGGCCCTGGAGATTGGCGAAATCAACCTACTGATTACGAGACTGCAATAAAGTTTAAAAAATAGTGCAATACTGTACAATTCAAAATGGAGGGTTCGCTAATTTAGCAGGCCCTCTTTTTTTTCGCTCGCGTAAAAAACACATTGTATTATGAGATTTAGCCATATGAGAAAGGGATTGCTAATTAGAAATAATTGCATACCCTTTTCCCTTTTTGATTTGAAGAGTATATTTTATTATCCGCGAAAATTACAACTCCTATTATGAAAGGAGATGAAAAGCATGACAAATTATTATTGGATCGAATTGCTTCTCGGAGCAATATTGACCGTATATACAATTCGTGAAATCATCAAAATGAGAAAAAAAACTTAACAAGATTGAAAAACTAAAAAGAGTCTATCATAGGCTCTTCTTTTTCGCGTAGATTACATCGTATTTAATGAAAGGGGTGATTGTATGATCCATAATATTATTAGCAAAATATTTTGGTCTATCGGCTTTGGCGTTGGATATATCAAAGGGTTTTGTAAAGGGATATTAAACAGATTGCGCAATTACTGATACGCAAATAGGGACCTTGTCACTACGACAGGGCCTCTTCTTTTTGCGCTATAAAAGTATTGATATTTAGCCATCGGTATCATGTATATCCCTATGAATGAGGGCCTAAATGACCCCTAAATTAATCACACTTAAGCTTAATTCGTATCTTGTAAGGAGGAATGTGATACTGTAAGCCTTTAGATATATCCGCTCCGTATTTTTCAGCATTCGCTTTGGATATCCTTACGATTTCTCCACGCTCATATTCTATCTTATCGATTATGGTTCTCAAGTACTGATTTTTAGTTTTAGCATCGATATCATCGTCTTTTAGTATATCGAGTGCTTCAGTTATTTTTATTAATTCGTCTTTATAATCGATATGCTTAGGAATCGAATCTTTTGCTTTGCTTAACGCTCTATTTGTTTCCTCTTTTTCTTTGAGCACTTTCTCATTCAGCTTTTGGAAGATATGCTGAGGCAATCTCTTATTCAGATCAGGATCATATTGAGCGTCCCATTGCTCTATTTCTTTCTGTTCAAGCTCTTTTAGTTTTGTCTCAAGTCTCTTAACCAAATCAGTATTCAATTTTACTGAATCATCTTGATTATTTTCTATTCGTACTTCAAAGTCAGCAATGCAATCTTTCAAAGTATTCACTACATATTTCAGTACCTCATCGAATTCCACAGATCCAGTCTTGCAGTGAACTTGATTATTACATACAAGTTTTGGTGGCGCATATTCAACTCCATTTCTCGTGTAAGTGTTATATCCTATTTTAACTCCGCATTTCTTACAGAACATTATACCACTGAAAGGATTTTTAAGAGTAAGGTCACCTTTAGTTCGATGACGTTTACCTCTTATTTCTCTTGCCTTATAAAACAGTTCTTCAGATACTATACCGTCATGCTTACCATCAAATATTAGATATTCGTCGACTTTGGCTTTCGGACGAAGTTTTTTTATTTCTTGGTCCTCAATTATTTTTATGGTCTTTCTCCAATTCCAACGTACACAGCCTATATAATGCACATTTTCTAAAATACTGAAAATTATGCTGGGCTTCCAAGTGCTGCAACCAGTTTTAGTCTTAGCACCTATACCCTCTAATCGTCTGCATATAGCAGTTACACCTATATCTTCATTGCAATACCAATTGAAGATCATTCTAACTATATCGGCTTGATCAGTTCTTTCAATTAGCGTATGATATTCTTTCTTACCGTCCTGCTTAATGATCCTATCAAAACCGTAAGGAGCGACTGAACCAATATAATTACCCTCTTTAACACTAGCAAGTCTACCACGAGCTTGTATCTTCTTGAAATATTCGAGATATTCATTACCTCGTTTTAGTTCTCTTTCGAATGCATCTCTATCATATTCGTCACGTAAATCGTATATTTTCATAGGTGTAATTACGAACGTATTTGTGTAACGTAATAATCTTATAAGTTTGCCAGCATCCTCTAAATCACCGCGACTTAAACGCTGAACGTCAACTACGAGTATCGCTTTAACAGCAGGATTCTCTATATCTTTTAATAATCGAGTTATTTCAGGTCTGTCTTTTAGTGATTCGCCACTGCCCACCTCCATGTATTTATTTTCTTCAGGTATCGGTCCACCCAAATACTTAATTGCATATTCTTCTAATATCTTACTATGTTTCTCAAGTACCTCATTAACTGATAGAAGCGGATCGTCTAACCTAGATTTACGTCCATACTCTTTCGTTTGATAGTTGTAAAATGTTGGATATTCTTTATACATGCTGCTCTCTCCTTATTTATCTCTAAGCGATCTAATGAATTGTGCATATTCGAACAGTTTATCAAATTCTTCATCTGTGAACGAATCTATACCAAATGCTTCATGCCATAATTCAACATGTTTAACATTCTTCTCGCTAACAGCAAAATATATAGACTCTTTAACCCCATCCCGAATACGAGTGCCGACTAACTCGTTATTTTCCCAGCCCATTAAGTACTGCGGTGTTGTATCGAGTGCTTTCGCTAATGGCTCAAGTATATCTACAGGTAGATTCGATATATCTCCTTTCTCGTATCGATATACGGTTGTCCTATTTTTATTCAATATTTTAGCGAGTTCATCTACCGATATATTTAACTCGTTACGTCTAGCTTTTATTCTCTTTCCGACGTTCATATTTATCACCTCCTTATGATTAATATAGTATATATCTTTAACTGCAGATATGCAAAATATTTCACTTAATTGTTAAAAAAGTTGCACATTGCGCAAAATTTTATATTGACATTATTTTTTAAATGATGGTATCTTGTATGTGTTGCATAAATGCAATTAATGTTGGAGGGTGATCATATAAAAAAGTATAAATATGGTAATGCATGTATTTATATTCATGGCGAGCTGAGAAGGGAAAGATTAGAAAAAGCGACAATCGATTTTGTCAAAAAAGCAAAAATAATTAAGAACCATATTGCAAAGGAGAAATACAATGACTACGAACATACGTCCAGAGCTGTCTGAAAGCAATAAATATTGGGTTGGCAAGCATAGATATTACGAACTTAAGCATTTTTGTCTGCAATATCCTATTTGGAAGAATATTTATGAAGAATTGTGTGACTCGACAATCCCTCTTTCCATGATCGAACGAGTACCAACAAGTAATCTTCCGGGTGATCCTACCTCTAAACGAGCACTATTTAAAGCACAATATTCGGAAAAGATACAAATGATAGAGCGAGCAGCTAAAACAGCAGATAGATATTTGCACAATTACATTATTAAAGCTGTTACAGAGGGTCTATCATATACATATTTGAAATCAAAACTAGACATACCATGTAGCAGGGATACATATTACGATAGATACAGAAAGTTCTTTTGGACTTTAAATGAAATACGAGATTGATATTTAAGACGAGTTCCTATTTAGGAGCTCTTTTTTCGTATTCGCGTATATTACACATCATATAATGAACAGGAGGTAATAGTAGATGAAAAAGATATTTAAAGTAGTACTTGTATTATCAGGTGGAGGATTAATAATATTAGGAATCATTAAACTATTTGAACTCATTAAGAATAAGAAGGGTTGATTACCCTTTTTATTTTCGCGTATATTACACGGCTTATAATGAATCATTAAAAATATTTGGAGGTATTTTAATATGAAAATCAGTATTAAAAAGAGACATTATTTGACAGTTGTTGAGGATGATTTACTCAGCTTATTGAGAGAACTTAGTTGTTATGATATAGATCATGACTTGTACGTAAAGAAAATACGTAACAAAGATGAAGCATTGACTAACGGCTACGAGGCTCTTTGGGCAGTAAGTATATTTGCAAACGACGATCAATGGAACGCTCTTGTACATATGTTAGAAGTATTAAGATTAAAATTTAAGATTCGAAAATGACATAAAGTTAAAATTAAAGTTGAAGTCTAAGTTTTTACTTAGGCTTTACTTTTTTATTCTAGGTTAAAGTGATTTCTAACCTAGATTAAAAATTTTATATTTTCCATACGCAGGTGACAGAAAAAGATGATAAATTCATATTGTAAAAAATCCTGGGTTGGAATTTTCGAAAAATCATTCTGAAAGGAGGGAGCTACAAATGCTATCGTTTTTGATTGGACTGGCTGTTGGTATACTGATATTTTGTCTATACACATTGAACCCATGGACTACGACTGGAAAGCTAAAAATCGATAATTCCAATCCGAATAAAGACTTGTACAGATTTGAGATAGACGATATCGATAGCCTTGATAAGAAAAAGAGAATAATAGTGAAAATAGTACACAATGCAAATCTTTCGCAAAAATAACACACTCTATTATGAGGATTATCACGCAAAGAAAGGAGAAAGAACATATGAATGTTAAAGATATGGCGTGTGATGAAATCAAAACAGATTTTGAGAATTTAAAAGAGGTGGAATTAGGCTCTGAAGAGTTTAAGACTTCGGTGGATGGCATTACTAAGTTAATGGATCGATACATCGAGATGGAAAAGCATGACGATGAAGTCAAAGCAAGAGAAATAGATCGAAAATTTGATCAGGAACTCAAGCGTAAACAGGCTCGTGATGAACGAATAGATCGATGGATTAAGAATGGATTGACTTTGTTAGGTGTACTCATACCGGCAGGTGTAACCCTTTGGGGTGCTAGGAAATCTTGGAAGTTTGAGGAGACTGGAACGATAACGTCATCACCAGGACGAAAGTTCATGGATAGGTTATTTTCCAAAAAGTGATATTTGAAGAAAAAGATTGGAGATTATGGAAACATAGTCTCCTTTCTTTTATATTTGGAGGTTTCAGATGCGCTACCATTATGAAAAACCAAATAGGTATTCATCGAGATACGGCGAGACTTATATTTGTGATCATCCGGTGTATCATAAGTGCACGTTATTTGTAATAGGAAATAAGGGTCTTTCGATTATTCAGCAGCGATATAATCCGATTACTAAGAACACTTGGTGGGGTGAAATAGATCCGTGGCTTACAGATGATTTATATTTGCACAGTGGGTTTAAAGAGTATTTTGATTGCCGTTCTGGTGAATGCACGGACGGACTATATCCTACAGTTACTATTCGACAAATAATGTGGGCTCTAAAGATGAAACCGATACCTAGAAACAGATGGGAAACGTGCTTTGATAGAAAGGTTATTTGATTCGCGTAATTTTCATGCTCCTTTATGAAAGGAGTGATATTTATGATTACATATTTGTTAATTGGACTTATGGTGCAGATATTAATTATAGCTGAAAGAATAATAAGAGGTGTTTTTACCGTTGCTAATTTACCAAAAACGGGTGTAGAATGGGCAGGGTTTATAACAGGAATGTTATTCTTATCTATGATTAATATTCTAGTATGGCCAATATCGATTGTATGTGAGATATACAATATCAAAAAAGGAGCCTAATTTGGGCTCTTTATTTTTTCTCGCGTAATTTTCATGCTCCTTTATGAAAGATACTTAAGGAGGTAATTATAATGGTATCATTTATGATTTTATTAATTATAGCATTGGTAATTATTACACTTGCAACGCTTGCTGTTACAGCAGGTGGAGTTATAGGAGTAGTATTATTTGGTGATGTATTTGTATGTATATTTATAATGGTATGGATTATTAAGAGACTTATTAAGAAACACAGGAATTAAGAATTTTAAAAGACAAAAAATTGAGGGAACTATTTTGGTTCCTTCTTTTTTATTTTTCTATACGAAAGGAGATAAAAATGTTTAATCTGAAAATGTTTTTGAAGCAAAATTCTTCTACGATTCTGACTTGCGTCGGGGCTGTTGGAGTAGTTGCTACTGCTGTTTCTGCTGCTAAAGAGACACCTAAAGCTCTTAAGCTTCTAGAAAAAGCAAGAGAAGAAAAAGGTGAGGATCTCGATAATTTAGAGAAGGTAAAAGCTGCATCTCCAGCATACATACCCTCTGCAATTATAGGAGTTTCTACGATTGCTTGTATATTTGGAGCTAATATCCTGAATAAGCGTAACCAGGCATCTCTTATAAGTGCCTACGCATTACTCGATAAGGCTTACAAAGAATACAAAAAGAAAGTATCTGAGGTTTATGGAGAGGAGGCAGATACTAAAATTAAGGAAGCTATAGCAAAAGACAATTACGAGGACACTGATATTTCGGAGGATGAGGAAGATCTATTCTTTGATTTCAACAGCATGCAGTATTTCAATTCGACTGACGACAAGATCAAGTTTGCTGAAGAGCAAGCTAATAAGGTTTTAAAATCGAAAGGCTATATTAGCTTGAATGAGGTATGCGATCTGTTTGGAATCAATCGAGTAGGTTCTGGCTATGATGTAGGTTGGTCAAGAGCAGCAGTCGATTATCTCAATTTTGATATTGAGAAAACCGTTATGGATAACGATGGATTAGAAGTCTCTATAATTAGTACTTCTACAGAACCATCAATAAACTATTGGTATTGATATTTACAAACGTGAAATAATCATCGGCTATTATGAAAGGAGATATATTTATGAAGAAGTTTAAAATTAGTAAAGAAAAGATTTTGAGCGGTGCAGCGGTTTTGATAGGCATTATTGGAATGTTGTTATCTAACAAAGTTGCTGAAAACGAGCGAAATGCTATGAAGAAAGAACTAAAAGAAGAACTGATGAAAGAAATATCATCTGAGCAGAAGTAAGAGGTTATATTTAGCCTCTTGCTTTTTATTTTTTACATATGACGCGAAATAAACAATTGCTGTTATGAAAGGAGTGATATTCATGAAATGTAATGATAGCATAAAAAGAAAAAAGTACGAAGGATTTAGAAAGTATTGCAAAGAAAATCCTGAAGAGGCGATATTAGTTACGTCTTTAGTGATTAGAACGGGTTGCTTTTCTAGATTCGTAGAGGAAGCGAAAGAAAGACAGATGAAAAAGAATATCATCTAAATGAAAGTAAGAGGTTATATTTAGCCTCTTGCTTTTTATTTTTTACATATGAAAGGAGATAAAGGTTTTGAGTAAAGGTGATTTTTCAAAGATGATTAAAAAGTTTCAAAAGGGTTTATCAAAGCATACTCCTGAGATACTTATGGGTATTGGCATAACCGGTTTGGTTACATCTACTGTTCTCGCAGTTAGAGCCACACCAAAAGCGCTCGAATTGATTGAAAAGAAAAAAGAGGAGCTGCAAGTTGATAAATTGACAGCTGAAGACACAGTTAAAGCAACTTGGAAATGTTATATTCCTGCTGCAGCAACTAGTATTAGCTCTATCGCATGCATAATCGGTGCTAATACGGTTCATGCAAGACGTAATGCTATGCTTGCTACTGCATATAAACTCTCTGAGAAAGCATTTATCGAGTATAAAGATAAAGTCGTAGAGGCAATCGGTGAGAAGCAGGAGAAAGTTATTAAGGAAAAAATAGCTCAGGATCGCATCGATAATAATCCAGTAAGCAAAAGTGAAGTTATTATAACCGAAAAAGGTAACACATTGTGCTACGAGGAGCTCTCTGGTCGATATTTTAGATCTGATATTGGGAAGATTAAAGCTTCTATAAATGATCTTAACAGAAGAATGCTTAGCGAAATGTATATCTCGCTGAATGATTTATATTCCGAATTGGGACTCGAATGCACTCAATTGGGACGGCTACTCGGATGGAATATCGATAAAGGATACATAAAACCGATTTTCAGTGCTCATTTGGCTGATGACGGTACAGCATGCGTGTCTTTGGATTTCGAAGAAGCGCCACAGTATGACTTTGATAAAATACTGTGAAAATACACGCGAAAAAAACACACATTATTATGAACCATATAATTATGGTTTAGATTTAAATTTATTTGGAGGTTCTATTATGGACGAGTTTAAAGATTATGAAGTAGAAGATGTTGAAGATGTAAACACAGATGATGTTACTGATATTGATTTACCAGCAACTCAGGATACTAAACATTTTCCAGTTAAGAAAGTTGTTATTGGAACGACAATTGTAGCTGCAGGAGCTGCAGGAATTGTTTTTGGTATAAAGTTCCTTAAGAACAAATTTGAAAATTGGAGTGTCAAGAGTCTTGAGAAGAAGGGATATACAGTTATAGATCCAGTGTTTAACGAAATACCTACTGATGAAAACGAGAACAAAAAAGACAACGATTAAGTTGATCTAAACATTATGGACAAAGGGAGATATCTGAACAAGGTATCTTCCTTTTTATTTTTGTGAAAGGATGCTAAAACAAAGTGGAAAATTATCAACCAAATTCGTTCAAGTATAAAAAAGAGCAAGAAGAAAAGAAGCAGCAAGAACGAAAAGCAGAAAAAGTCGTCACAGCGCCAGCAAAAACCAGAAAGAAAAATGGTGTTCAAAGGATGTTAAGCACTTTTATATCTGAAGATGCTAAAGACATAAAATCGCATATTATTGACGACGTTGTAATACCTACGATTAAAGACCTCTTAATGGATACATTAGGTATGTTATTAGGTAGAGGTGGAAGAGTAGGTAGCGGAGCTAGGAGAGCAACCTCTGATCGAGTTTCATATTCGTCATGTTATTCTAGTAGAAACCAGCCTTCGGACACAATTAAGGCAAGAAATAGATTTGACTTTGACGACATCATATTTGAAACAAGAGCAGACGCTGAAGCGGCAATAGATCAAATAAACGACATGATAGATCGTTATGGTGTTGCTTCGGTAGCTGATTTGTATGATTCGGCAGGCTTAACTCAGCCATTTACAGCAAATAAATATGGTTGGACAAACTTCAGAACCGCAGAAGTCGTTCGAATTAGTGATGGGTATATTATCAAATTACCTACAATTCGTCCATTAGATTAATAGGAGAAAAATATGAGTGTATATGTTTCACACGATACAGATGAAATGGTATCCCATCCGAATCATTATCAATCGGATTGCGGACTGGAAGTTATAGATGTAATCGAGGCTTTTACAGACGGTCTCACAGGTATGGAAGCAGTAGATACTGCAAATGTACTCAAATATGTTTGTAGATGGAAAAAGAAAAACGGTGTTCAGGATTTGAAAAAAGCTAAATGGTATCTTGAACATCTTATTCAGTATGAAGAAAATTTATATAACGAAGGAGAACAAAGAATATGAAACCTATTAAATTACCAGCTAATATTACAAGATCTCTCGGTAGAGTAGGTCTTAAGATTAAAAAACATGGTCCTGAGGCACTTGTTGTTACAGGTGTTATAGGATTTGTTGCAACAGCAGTGTTGGCCTGCAGATCCACAATCAAAGCAAAAGAAGTGCTTGATAAGCGTGAGAAGGATCTTAAAGATATTAACGACTGCAAAGCAGATTTGGATGCCGGCGTGATCACAAAAGAAGAGTATTCTGAAGAAGATTACCAGAAAGACATTAAGATTGTAAATACTCATACTGCTGTTGAACTCGTTAAATTGTATGCACCCGCAATTGGCCTTGGTATTTTGTCTGCTACATCAATTCTTGCAGGTCATAATATTACGAGAAAGAGAAATGTAGCCCTTGCTGCCGCTTATACTGCTGTTGATACAAGCTTCAAAGAATATAGAGGTCGAGTAGTAGATCGATTCGGAAAGGAGCTTGATAAAGAACTCAGATATAATATTAAAGCCAAAGAAGTTGAAGAGGTTACTACTGATGAAGAAACTGGAGAAGAAAAAGTCGTTAAAAAGACTGTTGAAACTGCTTCCGTGAGTGGGCCTAGTGATTTTGCCAAATTCTTTGATGAATTCTCACCTTGCTGGAGAAGAGATGCCGATTATAATTTGATGTTCTTGAAGAAACAAGAGTGCATGGCGAATGATAAATTGAGAAAGAAAGGATATTTGTTCCTGAATGAAGTATACGAAATGCTTGGCATCCCACAAACAAGAGCAGGTCAAGTTGTAGGTTGGATTTACGATGAAAAGCATCCGAATGGCGACAACTACGTAAGCTTCGGTATCTACGATTTGCATGATGAAAGTAAGAGAGCATTCGTAAACGGAAACGAGCTTTCTATCTTGCTTGACTTCAACGTAGACGGAAATATTCTTGATTTGATCTAAAAGGGGTGTTGCTATGATGACTGGTAGAGATTTAATAATTTATATTCTATCAAATAATCTTGAAAATGAAATTGTTATTAAAAACGGCGTATTCGTAGGTTTTATGACTGAAACAGAAGCTGCTGAGAAATTCGAAGTTGGCGTAGCAACAATAAGAGCTTGGTATAATTGTGGGTTAATCGACGGCGTTAAGATAGGTAATGATATTTACTTCTTAAAGACCGCCGTTGACCCTAGACGAAAAGGAGATAAGTAATGAACAATATTTTGAAGTGCGGTTTGGCTTTCATTGTCGGTGCTATCGCAGCTGCTATGGTTACGAATAAAGTAGTTGACAAAAAATATAGACAAATAGCTGACGATGAAATAAATTCGATGAAGGAATACTATAAGAAGAAGTATGAGCAGGTTCCTGATCCTGGAGCAAAGTCTAATGAAGAGGAAAAAGAGCCTGAAGAGGAGCCCTCGATTGACGAGCTCTATCAGAGATATGAAGATGCAGTATGTAAAAAATACTATAAACCGATACTAGACGATGAAGAAAGTGAAACGGTAGGCAAGCCATATGTAATACCACCGAATGAGCTCGGAGATACTGACTACGAAATCGTAGAAATGGTATATTACGGAGCTGACGCAGTGCTTGCTGATGACGATGATAAAGAGGTAACAGACTTTGACGATTTGATCGGTCCTGATTCGATAAATAGAATTGGTGAATACGACGTACCATCTGTATGTGTACGAAATGATCGATTGCAGAAAGACTTCGAAATTCTATACGATCCTGGATATTATTCTCAGGAAAATGCGGATACAGGTGGTGATTAATTGCACAGGGGAGACAGTATGATAAAGGAAGAAGTAGAAGAAGAATACTTTAATTGGTTATGTGATATTGTATGCGGAGATAGATTCTCAAGTGAAGTCTCATTCGATAGATTATTGAGATTTTTGCATGAGACTATCTTCACGTACATGCTTAAAAAAGATAAAAATAGGGCTGAAGACGGAAAGCAATTACGATATCGTTTTGCAATGTCTTGCGATACTCCAGAATTGGAAGATTACCTTACAGGTGGCTGCACAGTTCTTGAAATGATGGTTGCATTGGCTATTCGCTGTGAAGAGGATTTTATGGATGATCCTACTATGGGAAATCGAACTGCACAATGGTTCTGGATGATGATCACTAATTTAGGTCTCGGTGGAATGATGGATGAATCCTTTGACGAAAGCAGAGCAAGACGAGTAATCAACAGATTCTTGAATCGAGAATACGAACCCGACGGAAGAGGTGGTTTGTTTAGAATAAGGAATTGCAAACGGGACTTGACTGATGTAGAGATATGGTTTCAACTTTGTTTTTATCTTGATACCATAACCTGATTACATCAGCGTGAAAGGAGAAAATAATAATGTGGTTGATTTTCTAACGATCTCAGTAAGTACTAATAATAAAACTGGTATGGTTGAGATACGTCCTAAATTTAAATTATATCCTAAAAGCTATGATTTAATGATTCGAGGGGGAGATTTCTATGCTATATGGATAGAAGAATTAGGTTTATGGTCCACAGATGAACAAGACGCATTACTGCTTATAGATAAAGAGTTAGACGATTACGTTGAAAAAAATAAACACAAATACAATAGTGGCTACAAAGTATTGCGTATGCAAGATTCTGAATCTGGGATGATTGATTCGTGGCACAAATATTGTCAGAAGCAATTGAGAGATTCGTTTCACATGCTTGACGAAAACTTGATATTTTCGAATACTGAAACCACTAAAAATGATTATGCAAGTAAAAGACTCAGCTATCCTTTGGAAGAGGCTGATACGCCTGCTTATGACCATTTGATGTCTACACTTTATTCTGACGAAGAGAGAGCAAAAATAGAATGGGCTATAGGTTCTATTGTTACTGGCGATTCTAAATATATACAAAAGTTTCTTGTATTATACGGATCAGCTGGTACAGGTAAATCTACAGTGTTGAATATTATTCAACAATTATTTGATGGATATTATTCGGTATTCGATGCTAAAGCTCTCGGATCGAGTAGTAATGCATTTGCATTGGAAGCTTTCAGAAAAAATCCATTAGTAGCTATTCAACACGATGGCGATCTTTCAAAAATCGAAGATAATACGAGACTTAACAGCTTGGTTTCTCATGAAGAGATGATTGTTAACGAAAAATTTAAATCCGGATATGCTAACAATTTTAAATGTTTTCTGTTCATGGGAACCAACAAGCCTGTTAAGATAACAGATGCTAAATCTGGTTTGATTCGACGATTAATCGATGTATCTCCATCTGGAAATAAACTTGGCGCTAGGGATTATAAAGCAACTATTAAGAAAATACCTTTTGAATTGGGAGGCATTGCGTACCATTGTAGAGAGGTATATTTGAGTGATCCTGGCAGATATGATGATTATATTCCTACAACTATGCTCGGAGCGTCAAACGATTTCTATAACTTTGTAATAGATTCGTACCACATATTTAAACGTGACGATGGTGTTAGTTTGAAAGCCGCATGGGAGATGTATAAGACATATTGTGACGAAGCAAAGGTTCCTTATCCATTCTCTCAGCGCAACTTTAAAGAAGAATTGAAGAACTATTTCAGAGAATATAATGAGCGTTTGAATCTCGATGATGGCTCACGAATTAGGAATTATTATAGTGGTTTTCGTACTGATAAATTCGAAGAGGGTAAACCGAAGACCAATACTAATACGAATCCATTGATATCCTTTGATTACACAGATTCTATATTTGATGTGGAGTGTGCCGATTACCTTGCTCAATATGCTACGGCTAAAGAAACTCCATATTCTAAATGGGATGATGTTAAGACAACTCTATCCGATATTGATACTTCTAGGCTGCACTATGTGCGAGTTCCGGAGAATCATATCGTTATAGATTTTGATATTAAGGATGAGAATGGTAATAAGTCCTTAGAAAAAAATATGGAAGAGGCCAGCAAATGGCCAGCTACATACGCTGAGCTTAGTAAGAGTGGAAAAGGTATTCATCTTCATTATATTTACACAGGTGATGTTACTAAACTGGATAGCGTTTATGAAAAAGACATAGAAGTAAAGATATTCACTGGAAACAGTTCGCTCAGGCGAAAATTGACTAAGTGTAATCATTTACCTATAGCTAGTATTAATTCTGGCTTGCCACTGAAAGGGGATAATAAAATAGTTAATTTTGAGGGTATAAAAAATGAAAAAAGCTTACGAACTTTAATAAAAAAGAATATCAATAAAGAGTATCATTCGAGTACTAAATGCAGTATTGACTTTATTTATAAGGTCTTGGAAGACGCTTATAATTCTGGAATGAAGTACGACGTTAGTGATTTGCAGAACGAGGTTTGTGCATTTGCTGCTAACAGTACAAATCAATCAGACTACTGTATTAAACTCGTATCAAAAATGAAATTCAAATCAGACACACCATCTGACAATAAAGAGAACGATGGTGTATTGATATTTTACGATGTCGAGGTGTTCCCTAATCTGTTTCTGGTTAATTGGAAAGTAGAGGGTGAAGGTAGTAAAGTAGTTCGAATGATAAATCCTACCTCTACGGATATAGAGGAATTGATAAAATTCAGACTGGTTGGATTCAACTGTCGTAGGTACGATAATCATATTCTTTATGCACGACTCATGGGTTACGATAATGAGCAACTTTATAATTTGTCTCAGAAAATTATAGCCGGTGATAAAAATGCATTTTTCGGAGAAGCTTACAACTTGTCATATACGGATGTATACGATTTCGCAGCTAAAAAGCACTCTCTGAAGAAATGGGAGATAGAATTAGGCATCCATCACAAAGAATTAGGACTTCCTTGGGATCAACCTGTTCCGGAAGAAATGTGGCTTACTGTAGCTGAATATTGCGATAACGATGTAATTGCAACTGAAGCGGTGTTCCATCATTTGAAAGGTGATTTCACAGCAAGAGAGATACTGGCAGAGCTTGCTGGCATGACCGTAAATGATACCACAAATAGTCTCACTACTCGAATCATTTTCGGTAGAGAAAGAAATCCGGCTCTTGTATATACTGATTTGTCTGAGACATTTCCTGGGTATGAATTTGTCGATGGTAAAAACATGTATCGAGGTACTGATCTTGGATTTGGCGGGTATGTCTATGCTGAGCCAGGCATGTATTCAGATGTTGCGCTGCTTGATATTGCAAGTCTGCATCCGAATTCGATACGAGCTATGAATTGCTTCGGCGAATACACTAAGAATTTCACTGATATTTTGGACGCTCGTGTGGCTATTAAACATAAAGACTTCGATACTGCTAGGAAGATGCTTGATGGTAAGCTTGCTCCTTATTTGGATGACGAATCTAAGGCTAAACAGCTTGCACAAGCGCTTAAGATAGCGATCAACTCGGTCTATGGACTTACGGCTGCTAATTTCGATAATCCATTCAGGGATATTCGTAATAAGAATAACATCGTTGCTCTCAGAGGAGCTTTATTCATGCGAACACTTCAAGATGAGGTTCAGGATAGAGGATTCAAGGTTGCTCATATCAAAACAGATAGTATAAAAATACCTAATGCAACTCCCGAGATCATTCAATTCTGTATGGACTTTGCTAAGAAATACGGCTATACATTTGAGCATGAGGCTACATACTCGAAGATGTGCTTAGTTAATGACGCAGTATATATAGCTCGATATAAAGATGGAGAACATGCAGGCGAATGGACCGCAACTGGTACTCAATTTGCAGTTCCATATGTATTTAAAACGTTGTTCAGCAAAGAGCCAATAGAGTTCGATGACTTGTGCGAGACTAAATCGGTATCTTCGGCTTTATATTTGGATAGGAACGAGTATTTACCCGAGGGTGAACACAATTATATTTTCGTAGGAAAAATAGGTAGATTCTGTCCGATTAAGCCTGGATGTGATGGCGGTTTATTGCTTCGTGAAGGAAAAGATAAAGACGGAAATGTAAAGTATGATTCGGCTACTGGAGCTAAAGGTTATAGATGGCTTGAATCAGAGATGGTAAAAGAATTAGGTAAGGAATACGATATTGATATTTCTTACTATGAGAATTTAGCAAATGACGCAAAAGACTCTATATCGCAATATGGAGACTTTGATTGGTTTGTATCAGATTCAATTGATAAACCTAAAGTAAAAGATCTTCCACCATGGGAAGAATAAATTATATTTAAAAGGAGAATAAAATTATGCATGTAACTTTTGCACCAAGAGGAATTTTACAAATTGATGACGCTCGAATTATTTACAGAAACTTTGCTGGTGTTGCAAGCAAGTTTAATCGTGAAGGGGATCGTAACTTTGCTGTTGTGATCCCGGATAAAGACACTATGGATGCTCTTGTTAATGAGGGCTGGAACGTTAAATCCAAACCATCTCGTTATGAAGATGGTGAAGAAGACTTCATGTGGCTTCCTGTTAAGGTTCGCTTTAATGATCGTGGACCTGCCGTATATCTTAAGACTGGAGATACGGTAAACAGACTTGAGGAAGACAGTATTGGAATACTAGATAATCTTGATATTTTGAGTGTTGATATGGATATCAGACCGTATGATTGGGAAGTTAACGGTAAACCGGGACGTTCTGCATATTTGCAGGCTATTACTGTTACGCAGAACATTGACAGGTTTACTGCTAGATATTCAACGAAAGGAGAGGAATAATATGATATTTAAGCGTAGTTGTGAAGACAAGAAAACACTTTATGTTTGTATGTTTGGTAGACGCTACATCTTTAAAGATGGTAGATATATCGGTTGGTATAAGGCTAATTAAGTCTTATGAGTTGTTGGGGGCCTGTCTTATGATGGGTCCTTTTTATATTTTTTAAAAAATAAAAGGAAATAAAAAAATGGGTACATTTAATAAAACTATTAAAGCAGTAAGTTGTTATTATAAAGATAATGAAAATGATGAATGGAAAAGATTTAATGCAATTGGTACAGCACAACTCGAACCGTCAGAACATACATTGGTAGGTGATGTAACTACTGGCTATGCTTATGTCGACTCTGATATGATGAGTTTACTTGCAGAGATGCAAAAACAAGTTGACTACTTTAAGAAAAAAGCCATTAATAGGATATACGGAAAGAGTAAAAGCTCTAACTGGGGAATAAAGAAAGTACTATTTAATGATCCTGCTACTATTGTTATTTGGAATGACGGTAGCAAAACTGTTGTTAAGGCATCTAGTGAGCCATTCGATCCGGAAAAGGGTCTTGCTATGGCTATAGCTAAAAAAGCTCTTGGTAACAAGGGTAACTACTACGAAGTATTCAAAAAATACATAAAGCACGATGATGTAAAAAATGACTGATACACCGTTTTTGTATGAGCATCAGAGACAAGCAATTGATAGGATGTTCAATGGCTGCATATTAAACGGTGGTGTTGGAAGTGGTAAAAGCAGAGCAGGTTTATATTATTACTTCTCTAAGCATGGCGGAAGTATGGAACCTAAATATGTTCCTATGAGACGGAAACCTAAGCCTAAAGATTTATATATTATAACGACTGCTATGAAGCGGGATAAAATGGAATGGGAGGAGGAATTAGTACCATTCCTTTTATATCCTGATAAGAACCGTAAAACCACTTACGGTAACACTGTAATAATAGACAGCTGGCATAATATTAAAAAATATGCAGATGTAAAAGATTCGTTCTTTATATTTGATGAGGATAAGGTTACAGGTAATGGCGTTTGGGTTAGAACGTTCCTTAAGATAGCTAAAAACAACGAGTGGATTATACTATCTGCTACTGCTGGAGATACTTGGATGGATTATGTTCCGGTGTTTATGGCTAATGGATTCTACAAAAGTAAAAAAGACTTCATTAGTGAGCATGTTATATATTCTCGATTTACTAAGTATCCGAAAGTAGATAGATATATTAATACCGGAAAGCTACTTAAGCTGAAAGATAAAATTCTAATCGATATGGATTTTAAAAGGTCCACAATTCCGCATCACGAGTATGTCTATTGCCCGCATGATATTTGTAAGTATAGAGCTGCTGTTAGAACTCGTTGGGACTCATATAAAAACGAGCCTATTCAGCAAGCTGCTGGTCTTTGCTATGTTCTCAGACGAATAGTTAACGAGGACCAGTCAAGGCAAGTTGCTTTACTTGAGATATTCGATAAGCATCCTAAGCTTATAGTCTTCTATAACTTTGATTATGAGCTTGATATTCTCAAATCTCTATATTATGGAGATGACGTAGAGGTTGCTGAGTGGAATGGGCATATTCACCAACCAATACCTGACACTAATCGATGGGTGTATTTGGTTCAGTATACAGCTGGTGCTGAGGGTTGGAATTCTATCAAGACAGATACTATAGTGTTCTATTCTCAAAACTATTCGTATAAGGTTATGCAGCAAGCATCCGGACGAATTGATAGACTTAATACACCTTTTACGGACTTGTATTACTATCATTTAAGTAGCAAGTCACCTATTGATATTGCTATTAGTAGAGCTTTGGCTCAGAAGAAGAAATTTAATGAAACAAAATGGATTGGCAAAAAATTCACGTAATAAACACGTATTATTATGAAAGTTTAGCCATATGAGATTGGGTCTGAAGTTATTTTAGGCCCTTTCCCTTTTTATTTTTAAAGGAGGATTTGCATTATGAAGTTTAAGAAATTTATTGGTCGTGTAGCTATTATAGCTGGAGTTTATGCAATTGGTAATGTAATCGGAAAAGCTAAATGCCTTGAGGAAATTATGAAGAAATACAAAGATAATATTTCTTTGGATAATATCGAATTGCAGCTCAACAAATATACAAAAATCGTTGCATCTAAAGCAAAGGAGGAATAACCATGATCATATGCAAGAAATGTAAACATCTTGTTTATGACGAGATGTGGGGCGAATATAAATGCAAGAAGCTTGGTATTCGACTGTATGGATTTGACAAAATGAGAACATGTAGCGGGTTCGCTAAAAAAGATAAAAAGGAGTAATAATTATGAGTCTTTGGGAAATGTTTGTTGATATTTTACTTAAATGCCTGTTTGGAATCGGCTCCGCGGTTGTTATAGGTATTTCATTGATATTGGTACTTATAATCATAACTACTGTTTCGACTTTTGCAAGGTCTTTCATTAAAGGCGTAAAAAAGGAGAAAAACGATGAGTAATGTAGTAGGTTTGATATTTTTTAAAGACGATCACACAGAGGACATTATTAATTATCATGAATATAGTCCTGATTATGTGGTCTTTAAAACTCTTGCGGATGAATATATATTTCGAAGATTTAGTCCGAAAGATTATAAATTTTTTAAACATAGATACGCGTATGATATGTACGGAAATGTAGATGATGACTACACATTAGCAGATATAGATAAAGTGGTTATATTTGATAATACCAAGGAGATGAAAAATAATGAAATGCCCTAAATGTGGTGGAGAAGTTAAATTGTTAGAATCTATAAATACGCCTTCGAATGAGATATACCGAAAACGAAAATGTAAAGACTGTAAAAAGATATTTTACACTATCGAATTTGAAGTAGAGGACAATAAGCGGTTCATGGATGAATATGAAGTTTATGCACGAACCATTCAGAGTAACAATGAAGATTAGTTGAGGTACGACTATGGAAGGAGATACACATTTTTATACATACACAGGACCGGTTTATAAATTTGAGTTATGTATCGTAGACAACTGGTTCAGCACAACATATGCGGTATCTGAGAAAAAAGCCAGAAGCAATTTTACATATCAATTTAAGAAAACTCATGGATATTCTGCTAATGCGAAGATAACTCTTCCTGGAAAAATACAACTAATAGAATGAGAGGTTGATATTTGCTATGACGGAATATGATAAAGAATATTTGCTACGCATGGTGAATAAGGAATTTAAGCAATCTAAAATAAATTATGAAAGAGGAATGGAAGTAAAAGGTACTACATTGGAACATATGATCAATTTGCATAAGAAAGCAAATGCTAAAGAGGCTGTTCAGAAGATTATAAAATTCGTCTTGGATCATAATTTAGAAGATTCAATAATTAGCGATGTCGATGTATGCAACATAATTGATAAATGTGAAGGGAGTAAAAATAAAGAGGATGATATTTCTTAAGTATTTATTTCTGTTTGTTGCCATAGTTTATACTTTTGGCAATATTGTTAAGGCAGTTAGAGGACAGAGTATAAGCGGTATTCAGCTATCATTTATGGCTATAGGTATAGTTGGATATTTGCTGATGACAGTGGAGTTTGGTTATTAAAGAGGTACAAAAATGATTAGAGTTGAGAATTGGTGCGGACATGATATTAGATTCATCGAGATGAACGGTGAATGGTGGGCGATTCTGAAGGATATTTGTGATGCTTTGGGTTTAAGAACTGACAAAGTTGCAGAAAGACTTGATCCGGAGATGTTGCTTAGAGTCAAAGTCGAAGTATCTGACATCCCTTTAAAGGGGGTTAGATCACGAGGCGATAATGAGACACGTTGGATGCTGGCAGTGAATGAAATCGGTATATACGAGGCGTTATTTGCTAGTAGAAAACTTGAAGCTAGAAAGTTCAGACGCTGGTCTGCTTCTGTTATGCAGAAACTTAGAAAGCGTGTTGGACTTGAGGGTTACGAGGCTATGCATATGACAGATAAGGATATTCAGGATGACATTGATCATATTCTGGATACTTTGTTCTGGGACGAGGAAACAGGAAAACTTATGCAGTCTGTTACTGTTCAAGGTGGAGATGTTGAACAGATTGAATTTGAATAAAAGGAGATAGAAAAATGGTAGACGTTAAGAAATTATATCCAGAGTTTGAAAAGCACTATGGTGAGAGCTATTACTATCCTATGGTGGAAGCATTTGGTAATGTTGTTATTCGAGTAGATGACGATGACTACCAGGGAGATACACGAGTTCTTTATAATAACGATGGAAAAATCGGATATTTGGTATTTGGTTGGGGATCATGCTGTTGCTGTGATGCATTGCAGAGTTGTAATTCGATAGAAGAAGTTCAGGAACTTTGTAACGAATTGGAGAATGATATTCTTTGGTTTGATACTGCTGAAGAAGCTCTTAAATGGTTTAATGAACACGATTGGCTTGGCGATTGGTCCTGGTATACAGATGAAGGCAAGCAGTTTGTTCATGAGGCGATAACTTATTTGGAAGGAATTATCGCGTAAAATTCATACGCCAGTGCGATGAAAAAGAGAAAAGATGCTATTCATGAATGTAAGTATCTTGAAAAATTGGTTTATGATAAAGGAGAAAAATAATGAATAAAGCTAAAATGGAACCTGAAAAATACAGGGAGTATCTTACTGAATGCATAAGAACTGCTGGCCAAATGATTAAAGATATGGCTGAAGATATTGCCGGAACAACAGATGGAATTACTGATTTGGTAATTACAGTGGATTTCGATCAAGAGTGTGATAGTATTCCTGAGATATCTTTTACTAGAACGCATATTCCAGTTTATGAAACAGCGGAGTATTTATTAAATTTTAAAACTAAAAAGTTAGAGAGGAGATAATCGATGATAAAAATCGAAAATGTGGTATTGCCTTCCGCAGAACAGTGGAGGGCTATTATTATGGGCACTCGTAATCCTATGAATTCGTGGGAGAAGAGTGATAGTAGATGGAGTAATGGATATATTAGTGACAAGCACATCACTGTAGAGTATGCCGGAGAATATGACGAATATCAAATTGGCCCAAATGATCAAGATCTCATGATGCGCCTTCGCAACTCTGGCACGGATCATCGTAAGTTCATGCGGATGATTGCAGTATACGTTGATATTTTGGCTCCTCTCTACTGGTGGAAGGAATTTGATACGTACAAGGTTGGAACTGTTGCGAACTCTTGCTCAACTATGCACAAGATTCATGAGAAGGAGTTTACGTTAGAGGATTTTAGTTGTGAGCATTTGATGAGCTTATCTGATCAAGATATACCGTATGCTTCAAACGCCATGTATGTTTTTGATTATAGAGAAGTTATGCGGAATACTATCGATGCTTTGAATAATGCTCGTACTTATTATCTCGAAACCAAAGACAAAAAATACTGGTGGCAAATGATCCAGCTTCTTCCGAGCTCATATAACCAGAAGCGGACGGTTATGCTGAATTATGAGGTCCTGGCCAATATTTATAAGTCTCGTAGGAATCATAAGCTCGATGAGTGGGTTGAGCTATGTAAATGGATCGAGAGTTTGCCATATTCCGAATTGATAACAGGAGAAAAGAAATGAAAGATGTATTGATAATTAAGTTAAAAATACTTCCAGATCGTAAACTGTATAAAGATCTGTACGACAGCATAATGGATCAAAAAGAGAAAAATCTTATTGTACTTCCAGCTTGGTGCGATTGTGAGCTTGTAAATGTACCGGATGATATTGAAGTAAGAATAGAAGGGCTTGAAGAAGATGATGTTAAAGAACCCTTGCCGAAATCGGAAAACTAATGAGGATTGCCCAGATAGGCATGTAGGATGCCATACTACATGCGAGAAATGGAAAGAGTATGAGGTGTTAAGGAACGCTGAATACAAGCGTAGAAAAGATTATATGGACACCATATATTTGTATAAAAATAAGAATAGGAGATAAATTGTATGGATGCATTTGAGTATCAGAGATTGGCAGCAAGAACAATCAATCATGATTTGAACTTGCTTCAGCAGGAGCAGCATGCATTGCATGGTATGGTAGGAGAAATTGGTGAGTTACATAGCATTTATCAGAAGACTTGCCAGGGCCATGACTTCGATTACGCGCACGCGAAGAAGGAATTGGGAGACCTTCTCTGGTTTATAGCTGAGTATTGCACCGCTATGTCCTGGGATTTGGATGAGGTGATGCAGCTTAATATTCAGAAATTGAGAGAAAGATATCCTGATGGATTTAGCGCATATAACAGTTTGCATAGAAGTGAGGATGATGAATAATACATAAGGAATGATATTTGTATGAATAGGGCAGAGATTAGACGACTTGAACGGGAAAAAATAAAAGATAAAACCCACACGTATAACCTTACCAAAGCCCAATTGGATACACTTGTGAGAGAAAGAGTTCAGTCTGAATTGAATGATATTAAGGCTAAGATAAAAAAGGAGGCAACTGAGGATGCTGTAAACACTGCTATGGTGCTTATGCTGACGTTGCCTCTTAAAGTTTTAATGGATGATTATTGGACTGGAGAGCAACTCGAACAGATTCCTGAATTTACGGATAAGGTTATTGAGTATTATGAGAAATGGCAAAATGGAGAGCTTGATATTGATAAGCTTCGTGAAGACCTGTGGAATTACGCAGGCGTTAGATTAGAAGGAGAAGAATAATGAACAAAGAACAGAAAAATAATTATAAGAAAGAAAAGATATTTTTCCTCACAACTGAAGGAAAAGTTATTAGTAGTTTTGATATTTCAAACATTATTTTCATAACTACAGGTAAGCGTGTAAGCCCGTATATGCAGTCGGCTATAATCGAATATGCGGACAGTTATCCGGGAATTGTGAAGCAGCTTGATGCTGAGGAAGCACAGGATATGGTTGACGAATCTATGGAGCGTCGAGTGAAGATTCACGGCAGCAACTTTTGAATACATTTGAGGTATCCAATGAAAAGTGAAGATATTCAATTGAACATGCTTAGAGAGCAGAAAAAAGCTAACGAAGCATTTGAAAAAATGGCTAGAAATTTGACTGATATTGATATGCAGTTAAAAACTATGAACCAGGAATTGTATAATTTGAGAGTGGTTTTGGATGATTTTAAAACTACAATTAAAGGCTGTACTGAAAACGAGGCGGAGTAATTTCTGCCTCTCTTTTTTTAGATTTGGAAGGGGATGATAATTATGATGGGTAAAAAGATTAAAGATAACCGAATAGAGATTCGTATAACTGAAGAGGAGTATGAAATGTTGCAAGAAATGAAGCAAGAATTTGGAGCTAGCAGCTCTGATATTTTAAGAAAAGGACTCGAAATTCAGTATGATATGTACAAATATTCGAATTATAGCATGAGGTAATTTTAACAAAAGTGTACGTACAAAGTTAAAATGTACGTACAAAAATAATAAATGTACGTACAAATTTTGCCCACTTTTATCTGGGTTTGCCCACTTTTATAAGAAATTTGTAGTGATATTTTGTACGTACAAAAGCGATTTTTTGCCCACTTGCCCGGGTTGTGCCCACTTTTTTTTCAAAACTGGGCATGCGTTTTTTGCGGAAAAATCGGGAAAAATTGAGTGTCTGCCCACTTTGCCCACTTTTTTTTCTTATTTAAATAAAAAATATAAAATTATACTATATATAGTATAAATTAAAAAAATATAAAAGAATTAAAGAAAAAAACTGGGCAACTGGGCAAAACTGTACGTACAAATATTTTTAGTAAAAAATACACCAAATGAAAGGAGTTTTCATGGACGATTACGTATATTACGAGTTTAGTTTTAATTTCCCATCGATTGCTAAACAAGCAGTATCTCACTATCATATAAGCGATATTGAATTGATAATTAAATTAGAGAATGGTGAAGTTTTCTCATATGAGAATATTAACAAGTCTCTACGAATACTACCAGACAGCAACTCGTTAACTGAGGAAGAGTGTCGAAGAGAGTTTGCCATAAGGCTTAAGCTAATGATGGTTGTAAGAGGTATGAGCCAAACCAAGCTATCAGAAGCTACTGGTATTCAACAACACCTGATTAGCGATTATACGAATGGTAAGCGAGCACCAAGCTTATATAATCTCGACAAAATAGCTAAAGCTCTAAATTGTTCATTAGACGAATTAAGATACTATTGATATTCCATTCGCGTAAAAAACACAGGCTATTATGGAAGGATAAGGATAAAGTTTGCATAAAACTTATTCTTATCTTTTTTCATATGGCTAAACTTTTCATATGGCTAAACTCTTCAATCACGAAAGGACTATTTTAAATGGCGAGAAGTTCACGACTTGAAAGTGGTTTTCAAGATAAATTGATTGCTGATCTAAAAAAGATATTTAAAGACTGCTTGGTTTTTAAAATGGATCAGATTCAAGGAATACCCGATCTATTGATATTGTATAGAGATAAGTGGTTTTCTTTGGAATGTAAAAAATCAGCGAATGCTAAAAGGCAGCCTAATCAAGAATATTATGTTGATATTATGAATAAGATGTCTTTTTCCAGATTCATTTATCCAGAGAATAAAGATTCAGTGTTGAAGGAGCTTAAGCAAATATTTGATGAGCGTAAGTAAGGAGGCACTCATGAAATTTAATTCACACACAAATTTAGAGGGTTTGCATGCACCGTTCTGTGCTAGCAAATACAGTTGGTTGAGGTATGATGACGAAAGAGCTTTAGAAGTATACAAAAATCTAAAAGCAGCAGAAATGGGTACCAGACTTCATGAATGGGCCAAGAAAACTATTGACCTTGGTATTAAACAAACTAAGTCTAAGAAAACTATATATGCATATGTAAATGATGCTATTGGTTTTAGAATGGACACTGAAGTTGTTTTATATTATTCTGATAGATTCTTTGGAACCGCTGATGCTATTTGCTTTAGAAATGGAGTACTTCGAATACACGATTTAAAGACAGGTATAAAGCCTGTAAAGATGGAGCAGCTGATGATATACGCTGCTCTTTTTTGTTTGGAATACAAATACAAACCAAGCGATATAGAAATAGAATTACGAGTTTATCAAAATGATACTATCGAATACCATAATCCAACAGCTGAAGAAATAGTGCCAATTATGGATAAAATAGTTCATCTTAATAAACTGTTAGCAAAGGCGGATTTAGAGGAGGTTTAAACCGTGAGTAATAAGATAGCAGAAGAAATCAATGATTATTTGATGCATTATGGAATGCCACGACGTTCTGGACGTTATCCATATGGAAGCGGTGAAGACCCGTATCAGCATGGCAATAGAGATCTTCTAGGACGAATAGAAGAGCTTAAGAAGTCAGGCTGGACTGAAACTGCTGAAAACGTAAGAAAAGAATTCAATATGTCTTTAAGAGATTATAGACAAGAAAAGAGCTGGGCTATCTATGAGCGGGACTCTTATCGAATCGAAAAAGCTAAATCTCTTAGGGATGAAGGTAAAGGCGCTACTGAAATAGGAAAAATAATGGGTGTTAACGAGTCTACAGTTCGCGGATGGCTTAATGAACAAAGAGAAACCAGACTTAATCAAGCTAAGAACACTGCTGACTTCTTGAAGAAGCAAGTAGATGAAAAAGGAATGATTGATGTTGGTAAGAACACTGAATTGGAACTTGGTATAACCAGAACTCAGTTAGATAAAGCCCTTAAGCGATTGGAAATGGAAGGTTACCCAACATTTGAGAATGGTATTCCTCAGCCTACTAATCCAGGACAGCAAACAATTCAGAAAGTATTGTGTCCTCCTGGTTCAAAGCTTAAAGACCTTTACAATTATGGTGATATACATACTATAAATGACTATAAATCGGATGATAATGGCCAGACTTTCGAAAAGAAGTTTGTTTATCCCAAGAGCATGGACTCGAAAAGACTTAAGATATTGCTTAATGAAGAAGTAGGTCCTGATGGTACTAGAGGTGTAGATAAAGATGGAATAATTGAGATCAGACCAGGTGTTGAAGATCTTTCATTAGGTAAGGATCGTTATGCCCAAGTTCGTATTCTTGTTGATGATAATAAATACTTAAAAGGTGTTGCTGTATATTCAGACAATCTTCCTAAAGGTGTTGATGTACTGTTCAATAGTAACAAACGTGACTATGCCAAAGCTTTAAAAGATATTTCTACTGATGATCCTGAAAACCCATTTGGTTCTCTCATAAAAGAAGGTGGACAGAGCTACTACATAGATAAAGATGGTAAGAAGCAATTGTCTCTTATAAACAAAACAAGAGGCGAAGGCGACTGGTCTGATTGGACTAATGCTTTACCGTCACAGTTCTTGGCTAAACAGAACATGAATCTCATAAAGAAACAGCTCGATTTAGCTAAGATAGACAAAGCAAATGAGTATGAAGATATTTGCTCCATCACAAATCCTACTGTCAAGAAATATTATCTTGAGAAGTTTGCAGATGGTTGTGATGCAGCAGCAGTTGATCTTAAAGCGGCAGCTCTTCCAGGTCAGAAGTACCATGTAATTATTCCTATTAACACATTAAAGGATAATGAAGTGTATGCTCCTGGCTATGCAGATGGGACACAATTGGCATTAATTAGATACCCTCATGCTGGAACATTTGAGATTCCTATACTCAAAGTAAACAACAAGAATGCTCTTGGTAAAAAGATTATTGGATCTGATGCTATAGATGCTGTTGGCATTAACAAATCTAATGCTGACAGACTGTCTGGTGCTGATTTTGATGGTGATACTGTAATGGCCATACCAACAAATGATAAGTATGGAAGAGTTAAGATCACTAATAGAAGACCTCTTAAAGATCTTGAAGGATTTGAACCTAAAGACGAGTATGCAGCTGCTTACACAACTAAAGATTCGAATGGTGTTACTCACTATTTTGGAAAAGATGGCAGAGAATACAAAGTCATGAAGAATAAAGGTAAAGAGATGGGTGTCATCACAAATCTTATTACCGATATGACAATAGCCGGAGCAGATGATAATGAATTAGCTAGAGCTGTTAAACATAGCATGGTTGTTATCGATGCAGAGAAGCACCATCTTGACTACAAGAGGAGCGAAATAGAAAACAACATAGCTGCTCTTAAGAGAAGGTACCAGCCTAAGTATGATGAAGAAGGTAATGTCATAGGTGGTGGCGGTGCTTCAACAATATTCTCGAAGTCTAAGAGTGTAGAGTATGTAGAGAAGAGGCAAGGTAGCTATAAGATAAATACTAAGGATAAACCCTACTATGATCCTACCAAACCTGAGGGAGCTAAACTATACAAGAGTGCCGATGATCTGTGGAAAGCAGAAGCTACCCGTGATAAGAATACGGGACTTGTAACCCTGAAGACCCTGGATGGTAAGAAGGTAACCTATAACCCTAAGGATGCAGATGCTAGGGCTAAGTATTCCCCTATCAAGAGGGTAGATCCTGAGACTAAAGACATATACTTTACAAATAGAGATGGTACTATCCGATACAAACCCAAGAAGTCGGAGCAGAAGAGTACTAAGATGGCCGAGACAGATGACGCAAATACTCTTGTATCTAAGGCTAGAAACCCTAAAGAGCTGGCATATGCCGAGTATGCTAACACCATGAAAGCCATGGCTAATAGGGCTAGGAAAGAATATCTTGCTACTAAAGAAATGGAAGTCAATGATAGTGCTAAGAAAGTATATGCAGAAGAGGTTAAGAGTCTTAAAGCTAAATTAACCACTGCACTTCTTAATAGTACTCGTGAAAGAGCCGCTCTTAGACAGGCTAATGCTGAAATAAAAAGCATTACAGACAATAATCCTAATATAAAGACAAAAGATCTTAAGAAATTGAAGCAAAGAGCTACAACTAAGGCTAGACAAGATGTTGGATCTGTATCAAGAAAAGAGAGAAATATAAAAATAACCGACAAAGAATGGGAAGCTATTCAAGCAGGTGCTATTAATAAATCTACTCTTAGATCAATTCTCAACAATACTGATGTTGATAACCTTAGAGACAGAGCAATGCCTCGTTCTTCTACTACTTTGAGCAAGACAAAGATTAATACAATAAAAGCAATGTCTGCATCGAACTTCACATTAGCACAAATTGCAGAGAAACTTAATGTTTCTACAGCAACTGTTGCTAAATACTTAAAAGGAGGAAACTAATTATGCAAACTGAATGTACTTTAACAACGTTTGACAACCCTTTCGATCCTTTCGAACAGTTTGATTCTTGGTTCATGTTTGATGTTGGAAAAGGTTACAATACATGTTCGCATATCGCTAGAGTAATAGACACACTTTGTGATTATTATTCTAATGATTTGACGCAACAGGAAGAAGATGAAATCAATGAAGAAGCAATTGATAGAATAATTTCATTAGATTTTATGCACATTTACAAAAAAGTTTATAGAAACAGTGAGAAAAACAAAGAAGAAAGCACTGTAACTACATAAAAGACCATAAGGGGGGGGCTCAAAAATTACACCCCCTCCCTGTATAGATCGGAAGAGCACACG